CTTTAAATCCTTCATCCACCTCATGTGGAATTGTCTTACCGTCCTTATCCTTCTCGTGATGCTCTACTACTTCTTTATTCTTATCGTGATTGATCACGTGCTCATGTATGGCTTCATCAAGTATGTTAAGAGTAGGAACAGCTACGTTCTTCTCTAGTCCATGCTCAAACATTACATCGTAATGTGTTACCTTACCTTCTTCATCCAGAGTATGCATCTCAGTCATACAGTCTCCCTTACCCCACTCAGCATGTTCTACCTTAGTAGCACAAGCATGTTTAGGCTTCTTAACTTTAGGAGCACCCTCTGTACCCTTAGGTTCAGCGAGTTTCATACCAGGAGCATCACCTCCTCCTACACCCTTGGCACCAACGCCCTTGACATCTCTGTTACCTAGTTTACCAGGTGACTTGTCAAAACGCCACTCCCTTTTAAGGTCTTTGTGTAGAGCTTCTACAGCAGACTGAACGTAGTCTACGGATTCATGGTTGTCCATCTTATCTTTTTTGGGGTCGGTTGGTATGATTTGCTTGACCTTTACTGTGCCTTCAGGTTTCTGTACCTTCTGACCAGGTGTCAAGGACATAACATATTGTCTATAAGCATCAGTACCGATCTCGAATACCTCTTTGATATCCTTGACCCACGTACGAAACTTAGTTGCTTCAGCGGTCACACAGATCACATAGTTAACACCACGTCTGATGATCTTACCTACTTGATCTTTTTCAGTGAGTACCCACTCACCTTCTTTGTATATTTCTTCACGGTAGTATCTGTCCCGCACATCTTGATGCTTGACAGTCTCACGTACCTTTTTAAAATCGCTGAACGACTTCATTCAATTACTAATTTTATGTACAAGTTTATTTATAACAAATCTCCTAGCTCCTCCATTAACTTCTTGGTGTCAGTGTTGTTTAAAGCTTTTGGTATGCCATCCCTGAATGCTTGATAGTCACCCACCTCTGCTGCTCTACGCATCTTAGTCCCAGATATAGCAAAGGTATCGCCATCAGCATCACGTTCTCCAGAGGATATGATATCCAAATTACGGAACCTAAACTCCTTACCATTATATCTCTTGATCCATTGCATAGCCTGTACCCTGTCACTACCTACCACAAGCATACAGTCATCATAACCCTGACTCTGTAACTCTTTCAGTACAGCAGTAGGATCTCTAGGACCACTGCGAATCTGCTTTGCTAGATGTGGGAACATCTTCTGTGCCCAGAATAGTTTCCTCTTAGGTGGTAGAGGATCGGTACCCTTCTTCTCTGTCTGTGACAGATAGATGTACCAGTCACAGTTACCTGCTTTCTTTTTAACAGCCTCAAAATTTTCCGCGTGACCCTTGGTGGGTGGTTGAAACCTACCGAAGGTAAAGTATACGCATTTATAATCTACTATTTCCATTGCTTTGCCAATGTGAAATTAATATAGGAGAACTCAATTCTATTTACTAACTTGATCATGTCTCCATTGTGATGTAGTACGTAACCCTCTGGTGCTGTTACCTTATAACCTTTATCAGTCATGGCAAAAGTCCTGAACGATTCAAGTTTATCCAAAGCCTCAATGACTATGGTCTTGTTCTCCTGTATCTTCCTGTAAAGATTAAACATAGCATGAAACTCTTGCTCATTATCCTCAAGGTACTGTAAACCATCAAACAACTGGTTCCTCCTCTCAGTCTGCTTAGGAATACTCTTCATCTTAGATACTTCTTTGTCCATCTTATCTTTATAGAACTTACCAAGACTCTTCAATGCCATCTTAGGATCAGTAATACTACGTGCTGCTTTAATCTCAGCATTAAAGAACTGCTTAAGATAAGATGCTACATTAAACTTCTTATCACCAGTAGTACCCATCTGAGATACCAAAGTGTTTAGAAAATTACCAGCCTTCCGACACATCTGATCAATGATCGTAAGGTTAGCCTCAAACTTCTTAAGTTGAGTTGTCTCCACTGACACATCCATCAAGGGAGTATCATTAAGAACAACAGCAACATTACTAGACGTTTGAAACTGTGATGTAGGTGCCCCACCCACTGCTGTCATGGTAGCAAGTTCACTACCAGTATATGAAGTATGAAATACTATACCTATCTTAGCAGCACCAATCTTCTTTCCTATAGGATGGTCAACAGGTATACCATAGGTGATAGTGTTTGGTCTAAAGGTATATAATCTCTCACCATCAATTCTCTCTTCCTTTACATCCGTGGTGAATAATAGATCTCCTTGTACAACAGTAGGTATTTTTAAATCTGGAAAGTATCTTACACAGTATTTTAATTTCTCCACTAAGTCAGGACTACTATCTCCATACATTCTATCAACATCAGCTTCATCATAACAAACCTTAGGAGAAGTTTTATTGAACACTGACTTAGTGCCAACAAAAAACATTCCATTGACAGGATGCTTACCACATACTACAGCAGGAGCACCGTCCCATTTAGTCTGCATGTATCCACTACTAGGTTGCTTACCTAACATACGAAGCATCTCTTTCATAGCAGAGACAGACGCTATACAACCATCTACTCCGTAGTTAAGCATCTCATCCTCAATATGTTCGAGGTGTTTTAGTTGAGTAATATTTGCCATTATGATGTCTTTAAGAATGGTGCTGAGTCTCTGGACTGAGAGGTAGCATACAAATGAATCAACTGTGCTGCCTCATTTGCTTGAGCATTAGTACCTGATTCCAATACATCGACCACCTTGAGACCAAGATACTTTGAGAAGATCCACTGTCCTTTATTTGATGTCTTCAACCTATTACGTTCAACCAAATCAGCATCAATCGTTGGTGCTGTAAACTTAGAAGTCTTCTTAGGATTATTACTCCCATCAATAATGTTCTGATGTTTCAAAGATAATTTTAACACCTTACCATTAAGGTTACCATTCCTAGATTCAGATTTGATACCACTAAGATTAGTATAAAGAGGTTTGCCATACACCTGATCTATAATCATATCATAAACTCCACCACCAATCTTACCATGCTTTGCTGCTGTACCTATGACTTCACCCTGCCATGTTAAAGGATCTCCACCAGAAGTATCACGAAACTGTATCTCCAAAGATACACCCTTGGTATACATCCATACATCCAATGCGTCATAGCTCTTAGCATATATCTTATCGTATGTTGCTACTGGTCTTGCCGAGGTGTAGTTAATTGCAGTTAAGTGTGCTTCATTACCCTCTACTGCTTTCAAAGATATCCCATACAATTGTTGAGCATCCATACACTCCTTCAACCACCTATTTAATCCAGCAAAGGTACGATGCTGAGTTATATGTTCCTCCTTAAGAGTACACCGACATGCCCATATATCTGCGGGTGTCCACTTGTTTAAGTTAGCGAAAGGCTTCCTTTTTACACCAGTCTCAGGTTCTATGTGATCACCATTAATAACCTTAAACTGATCGTCCATCCATTTAACTAGACCTTCACCTCTATACCAATTATAAGCATTCTTCTCTCCAAACTCTTCGTACAATGCATTAGCAGTCTTAGCACATGAATCTATCCAGTCAGGTAGGTCTTCCAGATGTTGCTTTATATCACTTAACTTACTCTTTGTGAACACACGATCTTTAACTCTATTAAACTGCCTATCAGATGGCATACCTTCACCACCCTCTGTCTCTAATGACTTCTTCATACTAAACCTAACAGCACAGAACCATGCTGCGGCACTCTCTTCCAAAGCTGTATTAGCACTACCACCACCTGAACCAGAACTACCACCACCAAAATCAGATGTCTTCATTATCTTGGTCAAAGCAATTTCTTCAGTATCCCCATCCTTGATTAACTTAAAAGGTTTCTTTCCCTTCGTCTTCAATGCTTCTTTAAGTGCTATATGTTGTGGTTCATCACTACCAACAACGTCAGATGCTGCTCTAAGTAAGTCCTCTATTCCATCTTGATTATATTGTATAGCATACTTACCACCCACTACATCTATAGGAGTTCCCTTTTCTATGACATGAAGAAGTACACCAGCCCTTGACTTGTAAGGATACTTACTTAATTTATTTTCTTTAGAGATATCAACATATCCTAGTTTGCCAGCTGCCATTAGAATTGTTTCCAGTACTTCGGATGAGTAAGTCCTCCCTCTCTATTTAGATCTGGATTAGTGAGGAGCACATCACCTGCTAAACTCATACGAGGACCAGTATTAAAGGTGTGATGATGTAGTTTACTAGGAAATATAAAGAGATCTCCTGGCTCTGTTGGTTCAGCCCATACTGTTGTGTTATTAAATGTCTTCTCAAGGTCAGCAAATGCCTGAGGGAACCATTCATTAGGTGCGTCTGCCTGGAAATGAAGTGGATCCTGTGTCTCCACATAATATATCCATGAGATATGAGCAGGGTCATGACAGTGGTCAGGTACTGACCTCTCTTCATCAGTGACAGCGTACCATGTCTTCATAAAATGAACATCATAGAAACAATTCATAGAGTCCATGTACTCTACTATATGATCATTAACCTCACAAAAGAAACTGGCAAGTTGAGGGTCTTGGTGTACTAACACCTTACCATCTAACTCACCAGTCAATCCTTGATTAAATCTATGATGTTCCCACCTCCTACTAATCCACCTAACATATTCAGGTAAAGAATGCTTGTAGATAGAGGTTGGAAATATATTAATCATGTATTATAAGACTAGGGTTATCTCCTAGTCTACTCTTGTTGTATATAATTATCCTATCGTTATTATAATCTGCTGTAAATTCTAACTCATCGTCAGGCGGCCACATCAACTCCTCATATAGAGCATTGAGTTTCGCCATGTCCTCGTAGAGATCACTTGTCATCTGGTTGACGATTCTCCGAATAATATATGTCGAATGAACCACCAGGATATCTCTTCTCTAAC